GTACATCGATCGGTATTACCAGCCCTATGCGCCGCATTGGCAGAGGCAGATCGGTCCGGTACCTGTCTGGTACGGAACCACAGTCAGCGTCAATGACATGAAGACCCTTTCCGGCAATCAATGCAGCGCCCAAGCTTCGAACGACATGAAGGCGTTTTTCAACAGCGCATCGGCAATGACCGACCTCGGCAGAGCCGAATATTCCTCACTCTCCGCCTGAAACCCCAACCCTCGAAAGGAGACCATCATGGCCAAGAAGACCAAGCCTGGTAAGCCGCGCCCGACGAAGCCGGGTTGCTGAACATGATTTCCGAACATGATCTTGAACTAAGACTGGAGCGGCTGGAGGCTATAGCGTCTCTTCTCGGGCTCTCCGAAGAGGAGATCAAGAACGAGATCGAGCGCACCCGAAAAGCGAAAGCACGCCAGCGGCGCATTGAAGAAAACCAGCGCATGAAGGCTAGACTTGCCAGTCTGCCAGAGAGCCACGCGGACCATTTCTTTGCAGAGATACGCAAAGCGCGGTTCCGAGATAACTTTCGCAGGATTAGAGCGGCAAGAAAAGCTGCGTAAGTCATTGAATCCCCTGCACGTCTCCTCCCGATGCTCACCAGGGGTAACACGCTGATCACTCAGCGCTGAGGCCGGCGGCGGATCTCCCTCTCGGGGCCGGCCTCTAAATCATTTCGAAAGGTTACGAGCGATGGCAGGACCAGACGTTCTCGATGGCAAAGGCAATTCCGGCATGGTTGTCGGTACGCCGTTCCCGATCACGCCGGCCGATGGTTCGGACCTGGCTTATGTCACCCGAGCGATCACGATCGGCTCTGGCGGCGATGTCAAGTGCGACGTCAAGAACCCGGACAACAGCATCACGACCGGCGTCGTTCTGCCGTCTGTCCCGGCGGGCTCATATCCTTGGCGATTGACGAGGATTTATTCCACCGGGACGACGGCAAGCCAGTTCACGGGCACGCGGTGATCAAATCCCCAAATCTCGGCGCAGCGCAGCATTCATTTGCGCCTGCCATCCTTCGCCTTTAGCGCGGTAGCCGGCAATGACGTCTGGATCAAGCCGGATGCTGATTTGCTCTTTCGCATCTGCCTTCTTCGGCCGACCGCCAATGCCTGCGCGAGATGGTTTAGCCGGCGCCAGCGGCTCTACAGGTTCAGGTGGTTTCGGGGCGAATTTGATTGCCATGAGCCAATCTAGTTTATGTATCACGAAAACTCAAGTCAGGACATTGTGAGGCAAGTTGATGTCTGACGACGAGCCGCGAAAGAACGCGGGCAAAACGCCTCGCAAGATGCCAGAGGGCAGGCCGTTTCAGCCTGGTAATCCAGGTCGGCCGAAAGGTGCTCGCAACAAGCTTGGCGAAGCGTTCATCGAAGACTTGCTCGCATCGTGGGAAGCACAAGGACCGGCAGTGATCACGCGTGTCATCGCAGAGAAGCCGGAAGCCTATCTCAAGGTCGTCGCATCGCTGATGCCGAAGGACTTGAACATCAATGTCAACCAGATCGGCGAAATGACAGATGACCAGCTCATCGAGCGGATCAGAAAACTCGACGCCACAATCCAACCTTTCCTTGCTGCTTCAGGAGCGGATGGAACTGGCGGCGGAGATCGAAAGAAGACAACGCACTAACCGGCTCCGGTTCTACACGCCGTACACCAAGCAAATTGAATTTCACGATGCAGGAACGAAATTCAGCGAACGCTTGTTCATGGCGGGCAATCAGCTCGGCAAAACGGTTGCGGGTGGTGCTGAATGGGCAATGCATCTTACGGGCCGATATCCCAAATGGTGGGAAGGCGCCACGTTCGCTAAGCCGGTCACGCTTTGGGCTGGCTCGGTCACTGGCGAAAGCACGCGTGACAATCCGCAGCGTATCCTGGTTGGACCTCCTGCGAAAGAGGAAGAGTGGGGAACGGGCTTTATCCCAGGCGATTGCATCGTTGATCGCACGAGGGCGATGGGCGTTCCGAACCTTCTCGATAGCGTCGTGGTTCGTTGGGGCGGTGGCGGCGATGTGCAGGCGAGTGAAAGCGTCCTGTCGCTGAAGGCCTACGAGAAAGGCCGCGAGAAATGGCAGGGGCCGACTGTCGATGGGGTTTGGTTTGACGAAGAGCCCCCGGAAGACATTTATAGCGAAGGGCTGACGCGAACCAACAACGGGCAGCGCGGCCAGTTCGCTATTCAGACTTTCACGCCATTGCTCGGCATGTCAACAGTCGTCATGCGCTTCATGATGCCGGATATCAACGATCCCGGCGCGAAGGCTCGCAATGTCACGACGATGACGATCGATGATGCTGAGCACTATAGCGAAGAGCAGAAGGCAAAGATTATCGCCAGCTACCCGGTGCATGAGCGGGAAGCAAGAGCAAAGGGCATTCCGACGCTCGGCTCCGGCCGGATCTTCCCGGTAACGGAAGAGAGCATTGTTGTCGATCCGTTCACCATTCCGAAGCATTGGGCGCAGATCGGCGGACTTGACTTTGGATGGGATCATCCTGCCGCTGCGGCTCGGCTTGCATGGGATCGCGACAGTGACGTGATTTACGTCACAGGCGAATATCGGGAAAGCCAGAATACGCCGGTCATTCATGCCGCGGCAGTGAAGCCATGGGGCGACTGGCTTCCCTGGGCATGGCCGCACGATGGCCTACAGCACGACAAAGGCAGCGGCGAACAGCTGGCGGAGCAATACCGGGCGCAAGGCCTGAATATGCTTACCGAGAAAGCAACGTTCGATGATGGGTCGAATGGCGTGGAAGCCGGCCTCATGGATATGCTCGATCGTATGAAGACAGGGCGGTGGAAGGTATTTCGTACCTGCCCGAAGTGGTTTGAGGAATTCCGCATGTATCATCGCAAGGATGGAAAGGTAGTCAAGTTGAAAGATGACCTGATTTCCGCCAGCCGGTATGCGCTGATGATGAAGCGTTTTGCCGAGACGCAGCGCGCTCCGGAAACATTCAAGCTCGATCGAAAGTGGGTGGCGTAATTTGGCCGATGCCATGAAGAATGCTGAGTTCGAAACCCGGCTTAAGGCGACCATTGCCGAAGAGATCGCTAATGCCGAGAACTATGCTCAGTCCGAGCTCACACCAAGCCGTGAACGCGCGCTGAGGTATTACAACGGTGACATGAGCAAAGACGTCCCGGCAATGAAGGGGCGCTCGCAGTATGTCAGCCGTGACGTGGCCAACGTGGTTAACTGGCAGCTGCCCGGCCTGATGCGCATCTTCGGCGCCGCCAACCGGATTGTCGATTGCCTGCCCGAGACGGAAGCAGACGAGGAATTCAGCGACCAGGCCGCTGATTACCTGAACTATTGCTTCTGGCGCGATAACCCAGGCTATCAGGTCATCCGCGATGCATCGTGGGATGCGCTTGTCAACAAGGATGGCATTGTCAAGCAGTTCTGGGAAATCAAGACTGACATCAAGTATTCGACCTATACCGGTCTGGATGAGGGTGAAATCGCCGTCCTGACAGCCGAAGATGGTGTTGAGGTAGTCGAGCAGTCTCAACCATATCCCGGCATCACGACAGTTGATATTCAGGTTCCTGTCGCGCCTCCGCCCATGGTCGATATGCAATCGCCTGATTTGCCGTCACAGACGGGCCAGGGCGATCCGGCACAAGCACAGCCGCCGCACGGCCCTGATGCCTCTCAGCAGGCGCAAGGACAGCCGCAGCAGCCTCCCGCGCCGCCGCAGACCGAAACGCATACGCAAATCCAGCCGATCCAGCTTTACGATATCAAGATCAAGCGGACGAAAAAAACAGGCCGGCTATCTTACCGCACCGTCGCCCCGGAAAACTTCCTCACCGATCCGAATGCCATCGACCTGATCGAGAATTGGCGTTTCCAAGCAGAGAAAGAAGTTGATGTCACGCGGTCTGATCTGATCAAGATGGGCTTCGACAAGGCGCGTGTTGACTCGATACCGGCTTTTAGCGCGCAGAATACATCGTCGGAAGACCTCGCGCGCCGCAACCTTATCTCGGGTCAATATGACAGCCCTGAATCAGCGATGGAAAGGGTCAACCTTTACGAATCCTACGTGAAGATCGACGTCAATGACGATGGCATGGCTGAAATCGTCAAGGTCATGTATGCTGGCAATTCTGGAGGAGCCGAAATCCTCGATTGGGAGGAATGGGACGACGAAACGCCCTATGACAAGATCCCATGCAATCCCGTCCCACATCGGTTCTCGTCCGACTCATCCGCTGATGAAGTCATGGACGTGCAGAAGTTCAAGACCGTCGTCGGCCGGCAGCTCTTCGACAATCTCTATGCCGTCAACATGCCGACGCCAGTTGTTGAAGAGAATTCGATCCGTAACATGGACGCTCTTGTCAACCGCGGCATCGGCGTTCCGATCATCCGAGCAAAAAACACCGCGCCTATTCAGTGGGACGTGACGCCTTTCATCGGTGACAAGGCGCTGATGTCGCTCCAATACCTCGACAGCGTCATTGAGATGCGGACGGGTATTTCCCGCGCTTCCATGGCGCTCGATCCGGAGACGCTGCAGAACCAGTCGGCAACCGCGGCCAATATCCAGCAGTCCGCTTCGTTCTCGCAGGTCGAGCTCACGGCGCGAGATATGGCGGAGCTTGGTTGGAAACGGGTGTTCAACAAGTCTCTGAGGATCATCGTCAAGAACCAGGACAGGCCGCGCACGATCAAGCTCCGCGACAAGTGGGTGAATATGGACCCACGCCAGTGGAACACGAATATGGACGTGGTTGTCAATGTCGGCCTCGGCACTGGCTCCCGTGACCGTGACATGGCGATGCTGAACAACATTCAGCAAACACAGCAACTCGACATGCAGGCATTGCGCTCCGCCGGTTACGTGGACGAAGCGATCGATATGATCCCGAAGATCATCAAGACGCAGGTCAAGATTGCCGAAGCGGCGGGGATCAAGGCGCCGGAGACGTATTACCCTGAGATTTCTCCTGAGCGTCTACAGGAAATGAAGGACCAGGCAAAGCAGCAAGCCGCAGCCGGCGACCCTGCGACACAGCAGGCGCAAGCCAAGATGCAGGCCGACCAGCAGAACCAGCAAGCGCAGATCGCGCTCCAGGGACAGCAGCAGCAGGCAGATAGTCAATTGGCGCAATGGAAGGCGCAACAGGAAATATCTCTCAAGCAGCAGCAGCTTCAGGCCGAAATCCAACTGCGCCGCGAGCAGATGCAGATGGAAGCGCAACTCAAGGCGCAATCGCAGATATTCGGACAGCGCGCCGGCTCAAGCATCAGCAGCGATGTGCATCTAGGCGGCGTGCCAGGGTAACTAAGATGACTGACGTTATTGACCTGCAAGCGCTGCGCAGCGCCAGAGAGCGCCCATCGCCTGATTGTATGCGCGTTGATGACTATGGCCGCTCCATGGGGTTGTTCTCGCTCGAATACCAAATGGATGGCTCGACTTGGTCAATCAACGTCTGGGCCTATTCCTTTGATGATGCAGAGGCGCGTGTTGCGGCGATGAGAGCCAGCCTGACGCTTGCCGGCCAAATCCACGAGATTATCCCTGCATGACCACTATCGCCTATCGAGACGGAACACTCGCTGCGGATGGAATGGCAACCCGCGGCGATACCATCGTTGAACACAATGCCCCAAAGCTGTTGCGCACAAAGGACGGCAGCGTTGTCGGCTGCACCGGAGACCTTGGTAAGCTTATGCCGTTCATCGAATGGCTGGACGACAAATCAAAGCCGATGCCGAGCCTTGCGCAGAGCGGCGGGAACACATCAACGGTCGTTGTGCTGAATGCCGAAGGTCTGACCGAGTATCAGGACGCAGGCGTTTCTAAGATCAATGATCTCTTCTGCGCTTGGGGTAGCGGCACGCCGGCCGCAATGGCAGCTCTCACGATGGGCGCCGACGCTGAGACAGCAGTAAGGATTGCCGCGGAAGTGGATGTATGGACGGGTGGCAACGTCACTTCGATGAAATACGAGGCCGTCTATGACGCCTGAAGAAATCCGCGAGCGTGAGCGCTTGGCACTAGAAGCCAAGCGCCTCGTCAAAGACGACACCTTGCTCAAGGCGCTCGCCAACGTGCGCCAGGGCGCCATTGATGCGCTGCTTAGGGCAGACCCGACAATTACCTCAGATGTGATCCGCTTCCAAACGAAGGTGACCGTCTGCGACGAATTCATGTCCGAGCTCGAAACCATGATCACGATGCAGGACATCGAAGCCAACCGGCCCAAGATTACTTGACCTCCGGTTAAAACCCAACAACAGGAAAATCGAGATATGTCTGAAAGCGATCTCTCGGCTTCGGTCGAGCCCGCCAACGATACCGCATTGTCTCTTGCAGACGGCGCGGCGGCAATAGAAGGTCTTCTTGGCGCCCGCGAAAGCGATCACGCCGACAAAACCGAGAGCCAGCCCAAAGGTCAGGATAAGCCGGAACCGGCACCGCAGGCTGAAACACAGCCGCAAGCGGAAGCCTCCGACGACGACGACCTTGATCTTGAAGACGAGGCAATCCCCGAGAACGAAAACGGCCCAGACGAACCAGCCACGAAGGGCGGACAATTCGCAGCTGACAGCGCGAAAGTCACTCTTCCGGACGGTCGTGTGACCACCGTCGCCGAACTCAAACGGAACACCCTCTTCCAGAAAGATTATTCGCAAAAGACTGAAGCGCTCGCCAAAGAACGCGACACCTTCCAGCAGGAGCGCCAAGCGCACCAGCAGGAACGTCAACAGTTCGACACCCAGCGCAATCAGTTCGCGGATGCGATCAAGCAAATCCAGACTGAGAGAAATCTCATTCTGACCGTGGCAAATGAAATCCTGCCCAAGGAACCTGAGCCCGTCGATCCGAATGTAGATCCGATCGGGTACATGAACTACATGCGCGATCGGGATGCCTATCTTCAGACGATGGGGCGCCTGCAAACGCTCTGGAACAACAACCAGCAGCAAATGCAAGCCGCCCAGCATCAACAGGCGCAGCTCACCGAAGCTCAACAGAAAGAACAGCAAGCCCAGGCGAGTAACTTCGTCAACGGCGAGTTCGAAAAACTGTTCAGCAAGCAGCCGACGCTCAAAGACAAGGCGGCATGGGACGGCTTCGTCAACGAAGCTCACTCATACGGGCAGAAGTATTGGGACTTGGCGCCCGAGATCATGAATTCCGTGCCTTATCACGGCTTCATCCTCATGGCCCAGGACGCGATCAAGTATCGCAAGGCCCTGGAGAAAAAGGCCGCGGGCAATGTTCCGCTGCCGGTTCAACAGCAGCAGCAAGCCCAAACGCCACGGGTAGCACAGCGCCAACGCATGACCCAGACGCCAGAAGCGCGAGGGAATGCCGAAGCAATCGATCGTCTCCGCAAAACCGGCTCCATCAATGATGCGGCCAAAGCTCTCGAAAGATTTGTCCAATAGGAGACAACGACAATGCCTCAGATCAGCAATTCGTATGAAACATACGATGCTGTCGGCAACCGTGAAACGCTTGCCGATACTATCTCTATGATCAGCCCCGAGGAGACGCCATTTTTGTCTCTCATCGGTCGCGAATCTGTCACCGGCGTAAAGCCGGAATGGCAGACCGACACTCTCGCCTCTCCGAACGTCAACAACAACGCCCCGGAAGGCAATTCCTGGTCGTTTCAGGCGGTGACCCCGACGACCCGTGTGGGCAATTACTGCCAGATCTCGGAAAAGACCATCGTCATCACCAATACCCAGGAAAAAGTCGCCAAGGCCGGCCGCAAGTCGGAAGTGGCACGCGAACTGGCGAAGAAGGGCGTCGAACTGAAGACCGACCAGGAAGTCATCCTCTTGTCGAACCAGGCATCCAGCGCCGGCTCTGGTAACACTGCATCCAACCGTCTGTCTGCCGGCTTCCGCGCATGGATCTCCACCAATGACGATCTTGGTTCGGGCGGCGCATCGGGCGGATGGAATACTTCGACTAACGTCGTTGACGCAGCGACCAACGGCACCCAGCGCGCGTTCACGAAGGCCATCTTGGATAGCGTCATCCGCAACACCTATGTTGCTGGTGGCAATCCGAAAATGTGCCTGATGTCACCGTATGCCAAGACGGTCTTCTCGACCTTCATGTCGGATTCAAATGTTGCAGCCCAGCGCTACGACACGCCGGCCAAGAGCCAGACCACGATCGTTGCCGCAGCGGATGTCTACCTGTCCGACTTCGGCGCTATCACCATGACGCCGGATCGGCAGATGGCGCGCCTCGGCGCATCCGGATGCCGCAATGTGTTCCTGGTTGACGCCACGATGGTCACGCAGGGCGTTCTGCGCCCGATCGACCAGCATGACCCGACCGAAACGTCGGACGCCACGCAAAAAGTCCTCAACACCGAATATTGCCTGATCGTCAAGAACGAAGCCGCTCATGGCTGCGCCGCTGACATCTTCGGCTTCACTTCGGCCTCGTAAGGGAGATCAGGCTATGGATATCTTTCAGCCTATCAACATCACCACGTCCACCCGCACGCTGACGAGGAACGACTCCGGTACCGCGATCACCATCAATCGCGCCGCTGGGTCGACCATCACGCTTCCGGCCGCGACCGGCAGCGGAATGCGTTTCTTCATCTTTGTGAATACCACCGTCACATCCAACAACGTCATCGTGCAGGTCGCGAATTCGACCGACATCATGGCCGGCGTCTGCTGGCAGGCGGCGGATTCCGGGTCGTCGGTCAATGGCTGGGAAACCGGCGCGACCGACGACACGATCACCATGAACGGCACGACCACCGGCGGCGTCAAGGGCGACCGGATCGACCTTTGGGACATCCAGTCCGGGATATGGAACGTGGAAGTCTACGGTTCGGCGACCGGTACCGAAGCAACGCCGTTTAGTAGCGCCGTGTAAGCGTTACAACCAACGCGAAATATCAAGACGGGCGGGGGATTCTCGCCCGTTTTTTATGACCAAAGGAGAAACGAATGGCTGATGAAGCTGAAAACACGACAGAAGACCAGACTTCCGAGACCGTTGTTGCACGCCGCGGCCGGCCGCCGAAGGTCAAGAATGACCTTTTCCCAGTTATCCTGGCGAAAAACTACCACCCCGTGAACGAGTTCACGATCGATGGTGCCGAACCGTCGCCGGAACAGCGCGTGAAGGTCTTCGCCGGCACAGCGATCGAGATGGATCGCGATGAAGCGCGCGACGTCATCGCCAAGGGGATTGCGATCCGCAATGACCCAATTTGATCCATCGAAAATCCCAGATAGTGCCTGGGAATTGAGCGAGGTCACGCCGCATTACAGGCGTTACCTGTGCCCGATCGATGACAAGGGCACGTTTGCTCAAAAGACCGAATATATCGCCGACGATACGCTGATCGCGCACAACCAGCAGGAATTCAACGACTCCTATGGCAAGCGCTTTGGGGACGGTCGTGTAGTTGCTCGCATTCCGCTGAACGTCCTCTACAGCCAGCAAAGTGAAATCAGCCGCCGGATCAAGGAAGGCGATGATGATCACCTTCGCTGGTGGCTCAATAACGAGCGCGCTCGCCCCTATCGCACATTCAAAGGCGTGATCTGATGGCAATCACCGATTTCGCATCGCTGAAAACGGCTCTTGCGGCGTGGCCGGATCAGGGAACTTCAATCGACGATACGCAATTGGGAGAATTCGTGCAATTTGCCACGGCGATGCTGAATTTCGGCACCGAGGAAATCCCGGCGCTGCGGACGAGGGACATGCATGCGGTAGCAACCATGACGCCGGTATCCAGCGTCTGCACATTGCCGACCGATTATCTCCAATACCGCCGCGTCACAGTCCCCGCGTCATTCCGTCAGCCGCTGACATATATCACGCCTGAAATAATGGATGAATGGTATCCTGACCGGCCTGCGGGAACGCCGTGCAATTTCTCGATCATCGGCTCATCGCTCTATCCGCTGCCGACCACCGCAAGCAATGTTGAGCTCACCTATTACCAGAAAATCCCCGATCTGGTGGCGGATGGCGATACGAATTGGCTCCTGACGAAAAACCCGGCTCTTTATCTCCAGGCATCGCTCTACCAGCTCGCCATGTTTCGCCGTGACGATGATCTGCAGTCCAGAAGCGCAGCGATGATCCTGTCTCTCATGGGCGGCATGGCAAGGACCGATCTCTTGGGCAATTATGCCTATGCACCGTCCACGCCCTCGCAAATGGTCATTGCCTGACGATGGTCGCCGTCCCGTTCCCGCCATTTGAGCCGGCGGCAAACCGGTATAACACTGACGCGTTGCCGATCGCGCTGAATGTCGTGCCGCTGAAAGACGGCTGGGGGCCGCTGCAATCGATCGTCAATCCGCTGCCCAGCTATGAACGGTTGACGGATATCGACGGCAATCGCCTGACGGATATCGATGGAAATTATCTGATCGTCGGACCAGGTGGCGCATCACTCGGCACAGGCTACAGGATTACCGATCCTGTCCTTGGCCTATTCTCGGCTCGTAAAAAGGACGGCACCGAGGCTCTGTTCGCAGGAACCGCAACCAAGCTTTACCTGTTCAATCGATCGAGCTTCGGATGGGATGACGTTTCTGGCGTTTCAGCGCCCTATGCCGCGGCGTGCCGCTGGTCGTTTGTGAAGTTCGGCAGCGTGGTTTATGCTCAGAACGGTTTCAATACAGAGCAGAAATTCGATATCGAAACCGACACAGCCTTTTCGGACAATGCCGGGGCGCCGATCTGCAAATATCTCGCGGTCGTGGGCTCTTTCGTCTTCCGCGGCAATATCGTGTCGTGGAGCGCGCAAAGCATCACGAATGCGCCTAACATGATCCAGTGCTCCGCGCTGGAAAATCCACAGGACAACACGCCGCAGAACTTCAATTTCTCTGATTACCAGTCTATCCCGACTGGCGACGAAGTGATGGGCATTGTTCCGGTCTCCGGTGGCGCTCACATATGGATGCGCAACGCCCTGCAGGGCATCACGCTCTCGCTTACGAGCGATTATACATTCACCCGCACCCCAATCAATGAAATGCGCGGCACATCCGCACCATATTCGATCGGCGTGGTCGGGCAGGACGATTACACGATCTATTGCGATGACGGTTTCTGGCGCTTTTCTGGAGGTGGATTCAACCCGATCGGCAACGGACGGGTGAACAGCTGGTTTTTGACCGAAAGCGATCAAAACGATCGCGAGAATATCCTGGCGATGCCGGATCCAGAGCATAACGTCGTCTGGACTGCATATACCGATAGCACGTCGACGCGGAAAATGCTGGGCTACCACTACAATTTTGACCGGTGGTGCCAGTCAGACGTCTCTCTACAGGCCTCTACTCGATCGAGGACGTTTGCCTACAGCGCATCAAACCCGCCGATCGTGGAAACAGACCTGCTTCGGTTTGCCATTATAGATTCGACCGGAACCCTTGGGTATCTCGTGGGCAACAATCTGCCGGCGACGATCACGACCAACGAAATCGCGTTCTCGAGCAATCGTTCGTTTGCGAATTCGGCGCAGCTGATCGGCGATCCTCAGCTATTCACCATCACGCCGGCCACGACAGACGTTCGCGGAGGAAGCTTCAGGACGCGTTCCGCCTCTTCGCCTTCCTCAAGGTCCGGACGCGTTCCGATGCGTGCCGATGGTCGCACACATCGGTTTCAGGTGGATATCCAACCGAATATCACATGGACCAATGCTGTCAGCCTTGATGTCGAAGTCTCTCAATCGGGCCGCTCATGACAATCCACAGCAACAATGACGCCATGCCGACGCCAGTCGCGATCAGCCTGACGAACACGGCAGACACAGCAATAGGACCGACAGCATCGAAGGACATTGGGGTACGCTTCGATAGCTTGATCGCTGCGTGCGACGGGACGGCAACGACATTCTTCCTCTGGGTTGAGTTGCCGGGGCCGACGAAAATCTATCTCGTCAACGGCACGCAGATCGCAGCCAACGGCACGCTTCAGGTCAAGGACCATGGGCTTCCGTTGGCGCCGGGATGGGCTCTCAAGTGCAAGGCCGGGGCGGCAAGCCATATCACCGTGACGGCGGTTCTCATGCAGACGACGCCCAAGCGTCAGGCCGATGCTCCGCAATGAATACTTTCCTTGTCCCTTTGCATCGCGTCGATGAGATTTGGCCGCTCATCGCCGAAAGGATAGTCGCGGCTGTCGAGCGCTTCAACTTCGACTGTTCCGCCGGCCAATTGTGGGAAATGTGCCGTGCCCGCGGTGCGTTCCTGATCGTCAGTGAAAACGAAGGGCAAATCAAAGGCGCGTCTATCTGGCGCTTCGAAACATGGCTCAAGGGCCCAGTCTTCCGCAACCTGATCACGTCCGGCGATGACATGGCGTCATGGCTCCCTGACATGCGGGAACTTGCCGAAAGCATCGCACGACAGGGCGGCGCGGCGCACTACGTCTGGGATGGGCGTCCTGGTTGGAAGCGGGTCTTCCCAGATGCCGAAATGACGAAATCTAGTTACATCATGAAAGTCTGAGCCAATGGGCGGTAGCAATACAACAACCCAATCCAGCCAGCCATGGGGGCCGGCACAGCCGCTCCTCAAGGATGCGTTCAAGGATGCCACTCAGGCCTATGAGAACGGCCCCTATTATTACCAGGGATCTACGGTAACGCCGTTCTCGAACCAGACGCAGGATGCTCTCAACGGGATGATGAAGGTTGCCAACCAGAATTCCGGTGGCAACGGCATGTCGGACAATCTCAATCACATCCTGAACAATGGCGGTTTTACAAACGGCCAAGTCAATTCGATGAACGCCCTGAAGGGGCTCGCCAACAACAACGACCTGAACAATCTCGCCACTGGCAACGGCTTCACTCAGGGCCAGCAGAACACGCTTGCAGGCCTGCGTCAGGCCACGAACCAAGGCTCAAACGCGCTCAGCAATCTCATCGGCAATAATGGGCTCAACAACAGCCAGCAAGGCGCCTTGACCGATGCACGCCAGAACCTACGGAACAACCCGTTCCAGGACTTGATGAATGGCAACGGTCTGACGAACCAGCAGAACAATGCCCAGAGCATCTACAACCAGGGCATCAACACGCAAAACCGGTTCGAAAACCGGATCACGGACAACAACGGCCTGACGAACGGCCTCAGGCAGGCCACGAATAGCAGCCTTGCGGCTCTCAGCGGCTCTCCATTCGCAAATCTGCTCACGAACAATGGTTTTACCAACGAGCAGCAGAGCGCGTTCAATAATCTCAATCAGAACGCAGGCTCCGCGACTAACACGCTGCAAAATCTCGCCAATAATGGCGGTATGAACGGCATCCAGCAGGGCGCGGTTGATCGCATGACACAGACAGCCACGACGCCGTTCAACATCAACGCCGATCCCGGTTATGCCACGGTGCGGCAGAACGCTCTCGATGCGCAGGCGCAGTCCATCAACGGGCAAGCCGCTGCGGCCGGCCGATATGGCGGCGCGGCGAACCAGAACATCCTTGCCAGGAACCAGGGCAATCTCGCTGCGCAGATGGATTCGCAGCAGTACCAGAATGACCTTGCCCGTAAGGACGCGGCCAACAACGCGCTACTTGGCGCAGGGCAACAGGGCGTCGCCAACACGCAAAACGCACTGTCGCAGATCCAGGGTATCAACAACAATCAACTGTCGGCCGCCGGCACGGGCCTGCAAAACCAGATCGCGTCGCAGGGCGCATTGGCAGGACTTCAGAACCAGGCCGCGAATTTCGGGCAGACGGCGCTTGGTAATCAGCAGAACGCCTATAATCAGATCAACAGCAACAACACTAACCGGTTCAACATGGCCGGCACCGGCCTGCAGAATCAGCTTGCCGGTCAAAACGCGCTGTCGCAGCTTCAGAACAACGTGTTCAGCATGGGACAGCAGGGTGTCAACAACCAGATGAACGCGGCGAATCAGAACCAATCGCTGCAAAACAACCTGCTCAATGCGCAGCAACTCGGCGTCAACAACCAGAATTCCGCCATCAACCAGCTCGCACAGCTCCAAGGCCAGTATTTCAACAGCCAGAATGGTGGTCTCGCCAACCTCGGCACGGCCTATCAGGACGCGCTTGCTCCCTATGCCACGGAGCAGGGCGTCGGTTCACAGTACGAGAACCTGTATACTCAAAACATGCAGGATCAGTTGCGGAAGTTCGATGCGCAGAACCCGCTCAATCAGATTACGAGCTTCATTCAGGCAGCTAACGGTCAGCCGACAACGACGACACAGACGACAAACCCGTCGACGCTCAGCACGCTTCTGAGTGGCCTTGGCGGCGTCGGCATGGCGAATACGCTGCTCGGTTCGGGACAGTACGGCTTGTTCAACAGCGCCGGCCTATTGGGCGGATTGTAAGAGGCAGGGCGAAATGGCAAAAAACGATCAGAAAAAGCAGCAAGGTCCGCAGGCGACGATCTACCCGGCCTTCATGCCGGGACAGTTCGACGCTTTATCTCGACAGCTTGCTCAAGGATTCGGCGGCGGCGTGCAGGATTGGCGCCAGCAATTGAACGCCGCCAATAACCAGACACGTGTTCAGCCGTTTTACTATGGCGATGATCCGAAAAACGTTGGGGGAGGGAATGGACCCGGGAGGCCAGGAAATCCCGGAACTCCGGGCGGCAATGGCGGCGGACCAAACCCGAACCCTGGCGGTGATGATGGCACTGGAAACCCCGGCGCCGGCCGGCGCAAGGTTTCGATGATGGACGCAGCACTTCCGCCTCAGATGGGCTTGCTTGGACAGCAGGCTCCTCTGCCGATGAACCAGCAGTCTCAAGGTCTTCTGTCGCAGCCTATGCTGCCGCCGCAAATGCCCACGCTGCCGCCGCAGACAGCCGGAATGCAGTCTCCTATCGGAGCTGGCGCTTCTCAATCCATGGCAGGCATGCCGCAGCAGAATTCCCTTTCCCCGCAATTCCTGACGATGCTTCGTCAGCGCATGATGTTTGGACGCTGATATGGCCGCAATCACTCCATCCGGGCTGGCTCTCTCAGGCGCCGCTCCTGCTATCGACACTGCTCAAAATCCCGGCCATGGCCTCTTGTTCGGCTCCTATCGCACGCCCGAACAGGAAATGGCGCAGTTGGCGATCTTTTCCCAGATGCTCAGTGGTCAGACGCCGCAGGAGCAGTTGAATTTCGCTCCGACGCTCATTCCGCTTCAGCAGGCGGCACAGGCGAAACAACTTGCCGCGCAGACGAAAAACCAAACTGTCGCGATGCTGCAGCAGAAATCACCCGAACTCGCCGCGGCTGTTGCTTCCGGAGCAATGACACCCGGTGATGCTCTTGGGCAATTGTTCAAGCAGGAAGCCGATGCGAAAAATGCGGCGAAATACCAGTTTGTCAATGTCAATGGGCATCTCGTCCGCACGAACGCGGTCTCCGGCGAGCAGACTGATGTTGGAAATTACACCAACCCGAACGCCAACATTCCGGTCGATGCTCGGACGGCAGCCTATTGGCAGTCACACCCGGAGGAATATCAAACCTATTTGCAACAGCAGAAGGACGCGGCGGCGCTCAAAAATAGCAACAGGCTCACGTCTGGGCAGCAGGAATTCAATGCGGAGCAGTCTGACCCGAAATATGCGGCGTGGGCCGCCCAGCGTAGGGCAGGGCAGTTGAAGCCTCCGGCTGGTTTCCAATGGAAAGACCCGGCAGATCCGTCGCAGGGGCTAGAACCCATCAAAGGCGGCCCAGGTGAGCAAATCCCGGCCGAAGTCGCCGCCCGCATCGGCATTGCAGACAATTTCCAGAAACAGTTGCCAGATATCAAGAAATCTGTCGCAAAGGGAGATGTGACAGGCGCGTTCGACCGTCCATGGATCAGCATTGTCGGAACAGGAGATGGCGCGAACACGTATCGCCAAATCCAGTCTGGCGTTGACGCCCTTGCGCGCATGTTGACTGGCGCCGGCATGAACGAGACGGAGGCGAAAAATTATGCATCCCGCTACCTGCCTTCGTATACGGACGATGCAAAAACCGTGAATGAAAAGCTCGATCAGCTTTCGGGAGAGCTTGATGCGGCGAAGGCACAAGTCATGCGTGGCCGTGGTGGTGACCAGACACAGCCTCAGACGACGACGCCAGCAACTTCGGGTAAGACATCGACCGGGCTCAACTGGAGCGTCCAATAGTGGCTACGCTTACGATCGAAGGGAAAAACGTCACAGTTGACGATAGCTTTCTGAAGCTGTCTCCAGAGGATCAGGCGAAGACGGTTGACGAAATTGCAAATTCCATGGGCTTGCAGCCCGGTAGTGCGCAACCCCAGCAACAGCCCAAAAGCCAGCCGTATACCGGCACAATCCTGCCCTTCCATAAGGATGAAAACGGCAATTTCAGTTGGGCGGTCCCGACAGTTGTGTCCGGTCTAGCAAATAGCGTTGCTGATGCGGTCTCAGCGCCTTATCGCGCAATGACTGGCGATCTGAAGGTCACGGATGATAATGGGCACTTCACGCCGCAAGCCATCGGCGAATCCCTGAATATGGCGCTCCTCGCCAACCCGACGTCGATCGCGGCGGACACAGGCAAGGCGCTCGCTACTCAAGCCGGGGTGGATGTCACGAATGACGCGCTTGAACGCGCCGCAGCGCGCGTAACGGGAAAGTCTATCCCTTCGTCGGCCGAAAAGACAGCGCTTGTGCAGTCAGCAGAACGATTGGGCGTGACACTTCCCGCCGCTGTCGCCTCGGATAAGACTGCCATCCAGCAGCTTGGAAAAACGGTCGCCAATGTCCCGATCGTCGGCCAGCCGCTTCGCAAGTCGGCACGCGATGCAATCACGCAACTAGACGCGGCGGCGCAGAAGACGCAGACAGACTTGGGTGCAGGAAATCCTGCCATCGCCGGCAATGTCGCGAAGGAAAATATCACCGACTATGCCAAGAACGTCCTTGGAGATGCGGTCAAGGCGAAATACGATGCGGTTGATGCCCTCGTAACGCCGAACGTCACTTCGCCGCTCGCCTCTACGACGAAGATTGCAACGGATATTGCATCCCGTCGCGATAACGCCGCTCTTCCGCCTTCTTCTGCCGTGAATATGATCGCACAGGCCATGAACCGGGACGGCGGTCTCAATTATCAGGGCATCAAGACACTCCGCAGCCGCGTCGGCGAGATGCTCGATAATCCAAGCCTCATCCCGGCCGACATGTCGCAAGCCGAACTGAAGCAGATTTACGGCGGCTTGTCGGACGATCTGAAGGGCGCTGTAGAGCGTGCCGGAGGCAAGCCGGCGCTCACTGCCTTCAATGACGCGAACGCCTATGCGGCCAATGTGGCGAAAGAGCGAGAGACCCTGAACGGTGTTCTTGGCACAAAATCGGACGAGGCGATTTTTGATAAGATCGCTTCCATGGCCGGCTCTACGTCTCGCGCCGATATCAGCACGCTCCTCCAGGTGAAGAAGGCGGTCAGTCCTGAAACGTGGAACGAAATCAGTTCGGCCGTCATCGCCAAGATCGGACGAGATCAGGAAGGCAACCTTACCCCGGATCGCTTCATCTCTGGATATGGAAAGCTTTCCGATATCGGCAAAAGCACGCTGTTCAGCCCGGAAACCCGGCAAGCCCTTGACGATATCGCCAAGGTTTCGAGTCGTTTCAAACAGTTGAACCAATATGCCAATCCTTCGGGAACAGGGCAAACGGTCATGACTGGCGCGCTTGGCGGTGTTGCCTTCGTCAATCCGATCGTGGCACTCAAGGTCGCAGTGCCTGGCTATGTGACGGCAAAACTCTTGTCCCGGCCGGCTACCGCTAAAGCTGTGGCTGATTACATGAAAGCCTACGAGCTCGCCGCCGCGGCGCCGCAAGGAAAAACTGCGGCACTCCTGACACAGAACGCTCAACGCCTTGCCGGCATTGTTGCGCAGGAAGCCGGCGATCCTTCACTTTCGTCTGGGCTCGTAAATCAGCTTCTCCTTCAGAAGCAGGCACCCGGCAATGAAAAAAATGGTATACAGGTCGGGCCACCAGTAAGCCAAGACAACACCGATACAAAAAATGGCTATTCGCCAGAATTTTGGAAGGCCTACGACGCCGGGAACGCGATTTGACGGCGGCAATATTCGCCGCGGCAATGGCTGAGTTTCGTGGGTTTGAAGCATTGCCGTGAAATGTAGTCCTGTTTCCCCAACCGTCAATAGCAGGTCGCTTCAGCAGCCTTTTTCTTTGCCCACGGGGTAGTCAATGACAGTAGCCACATCGCTAGCGCAGGTTGTCGCGGGCGAAGCCGTGTCCGGCACCCCGGAACAGCGCTATGAAGACATGAAGGCGATCGCGTCAGTTATCGCAAACCGAGCTGCGATGCTTGGCGTGTCCATGGATGATGTTGTCTCTGCTCCAGGGCAGTTTGATGCCTTCGGCAAGCCTATGCCTCCAGGGACATCTGCGCTGGTCGGCATGGCGCAACAGGCTCTTGATGATGTTCAACAGAACGGCGTCACGACGAATGCAACCTATTATGCCACTCCAGCAGCCGCGAATAATCTGCCTCCAGGTCTCCAGCCTGAGACGCAGACAAAGGGCCATATCTATTACTCTGACCCGCAGTTCCGCTCGATCATCACCGCGCAAGGCATCGTAACGCCAGATCCGAATGCGCTTCCCGGCGTGCAGGTTCCTGGCGCCGCAATCCCCGAAGCGCGCCTGACTACGACAACGCCTGATCTGTCGAAAACCGGGCTGCTTGGAGCGCTTTTCGCCAGTGACCCGAACGCACCTAGCCTGAACAACAGTTTCGCGCCTGTCGCCGCAGCCACGCCGATTTCATCGCCTCTTGGGGTGACAGCAACAGGCTCGCTCGGGACGCCGAACCTCGCCGCGTCGGCCGTGGCATCGCCAATGACGAATTCAGGCTGGAACACGATGGCGGCGGCCGGCCCGATGGGCGGATACCCAGCCGACCCGATGTCGGCCGATCGAATGGGCAATCCCGCAGTCAACAGTTTCCAGCCCATGGCTTTTGCTGGTCCGATCCAATCGCCGCTGGGTGTGACAGCGACAGCGGATCAGCCGACAAGCCCCGGTCTGACAGCGCAGGCAAGCGTTCCCGGTCTTCTTGCCGGTCCTGTTTCGACGCCATCCCTGAACAACTGGTCCGATCTCGCTGCGGCTGGACCGATCTCCAGCCCGTCAGTTCCTAATGCAGCCTCGATCGCAGCCGGCGCGACAGATGTCGGCAGCGGCCTCGGCACGCCGGCTACGGTTTCCCAGAGAATGGGGATGCCTGTCAGCGATTGGTCAACGATGGCCGCCGCTACGCCCATTTCATCTCCGCTGTCGTCTGTGACGGCTTCCGCGCCCTCGGCCACATCTGCCGCACTGGCAGCACAGGCAACGGCAACGCCATCTGTCGCTACTGTTCAGCCATCAACAACTGGCCTTCTCAGTGGGTATCAGGCGACACCCACTGCGACGCCGGGTGAGATGGCGATCAACGGCCTTCTTTCGCAGCCTTCGGCACCCACTTCGTTCGACATGGGCAGATTTGCCCCGACGATCGATCCCGCGACGAACACGCAGTCGTTCTACGATTCGAATTGGACGAGCCCGGCGGCTGTCGCTTCCTATAACGCGATGTCCAATCTGGACACCTCATCTATCGCGACGCCAACCGATCTCGGGACCGAAAGCCCTGGTTATCGCGATCTCGTAGCGGCAACGTTCCCGGACAGCGTGACCACGGCAACGCCAACCGACACAACAACGACCTCAACGCCTTCCGTCAATTCAACCGTTCCAGGCCCAGCAACGACACCGGCTCAAGTCCAGAGCGCCTATACTGGACAGGTTACGGCAACGCCTTCGACCGCACCGAAAAGCGCTCTCTCTGGCATCTTCAACGGCCCTACTTTGGCCGGCGGATTGCTTGGCGCTCTAGCCGGTGGCCCGGTGGGCGGGCTGCTCGGCGGGCTGATCGGTAACCGCATCAACGCGAGTGGCGGCATGACAGGCCTTCTCGGAGGGCATCCGATGAGCATCAATAATATCGGCGGAGGCCTTGCGAACGTGGCAAGCGTCTACGGCGGCGCGACAGCTGGCACGCAGGCCAACACGAACAATGGCGGCCGGGTTACCAGCCTTGGCAATGGATTTACAGCCTATACGAATCCTTTCGGCGTGACGACGGTGGAAGGCCCGAACCAATTCCATGCCTCCTATTTCGGCCCGTCATTGACCGATCACACGAACAATTCCGGACCTTCCGGCGGCCCAGGCGTCAGCGGCGCTGCCTACTAAGGACATCACATGAGCGACAATCCAGTAAACGGCTACTCAGCCGAGTCAACAGATATTGTCTACGCCTTGGGCCTCACCTCAACCGGGGCATTCGTCAAGATCACCAATCCGGTGAACACGACCAAGGCGCAGACGCTGACCAACAAGTCGCTGCAGGACAGCACGACCTACATCATCGACGAGGCGGACGGCACGAAAAAGGTGCAGTTCCAAGTTTCGGGCGTGGCGACCGGCACAACGCGGACCTGGACGTTTCCGAACACCTCAGACACCTTCGTCGGCACCGCATCATCGCAAACTCTGACCAACAAGACGCTGGTCGATATTTCCACGACCTTTGCGGACAATGGCGATAGCACCAAGCAATTCATTTTCGAGTGCAGCGGCATCACCACTAGCACGCTCCGTGTGCTGACCGTGCCTAACGCAACGACAACTCTTGTCGGCACCGATGTCACGCAAACCCTGACCAACAAGACGATTGCCGGCGCGACGATTTCCGGCACCTTCGGCGGTTCAGCGACCTTCTCCGGCACGCTGACGATGACCGCGCCCAATATTACAGGCGGAGCCCTCTCCGGCACCTTCAGCGGTAATCCAACCTATAGCGGCAGAGCCATTTATACCCTTGGCACTGCCACAACAGCTACAGCATATATCAGTCTGTTCCCTTCTGACAGAGGTGCCGGCAAACCGAATCTCGATATCATCAAGACTTCGACCGCGGGAAAGTGGCAGTTCGCGATTGATGACGGCGTCTCAAATGCGAGCAGCGTTATCGATTTTTCAACGCCGACCCTGACGCAGAACGATGTTCCGTTGGTCACCACGCTGGGATCGCAAACGCTGAAAAACAAGTCTCTCGAAGACATCTCGACCGTCTTCTTCGACAACGGCGACAGCACCAAGCAGTTCATCTTCGAGCTTCAGGGCATTTCCACCGGCACACAGCGCGTCATCACGGTTCCGGATGCGAGTTTCACCCTTGTCGGCCTCGCGACGACGCAGACCCTTACCAACAAGACATTCACCTCGCCGGTAATAAACACGCCGACGATCACGGTCAACGATAACGCGTTCACGCTCCAGGACAACGGTGACACGACCAAGAAGGCCGTTTTCGAACTTTCCAGCATCACGACATCCACGACGCGCACCTATACCCTTCCTGATGTTTCCGACACCCTGGTGACGCTCGGGGCAGCGCAGACGCTGACGAACAAGTCGCTGGCGAGCCCGGCTATCAGCGGCCCGACGCTATCTGGCACGGTTGCCGGCTCTCCGACCTTCAGCGGCACGGTCGCTTTCAGCAACTCTCCTACGGCGCCGACGCCGACCGGCACGGATAACAGCACCAATGTCGCGACGACAGCGTTTGTTCAGGGGTTGGTTGGGCCGGCCAGCGTGGTTAAGATCGGCTCCCAGACAATCTCTGGCAGCCCAAGCTCTGTTGTTTTCTCTGGGATAGCGGCCTCTGGATATTCAAGGTATATGCTGGTCTGCGAAGATGTTGTATCCAATCTCGCGCTGAATGCCGACGTCATTATTGTTCAGGTTTCAACTGACAACGGTAGCACATGGCACACGACGTCGGGAGACTATTATACCAAAGCGGCGGCGGCCAGAACGGCGCTTTGCCTATTCAATGTCCCAGGGAACCTGTCGACGTACAAGCACGGGTATCAAGAAGCCTATATCTACGGCTTGGGGAATTCCAGCCGCGCCACGACAGCCCAATTAATCACCGCAAACTACTGGACATCATCCACTTCAAACAATGACGCCACGCAAGACAGCTGCAGCCGAAGTGTGGCGGAAGCCGACAATGCCATCCGCTTGATATCTCAGGGCGGGGCGACACTGCAATCGGGGACCGTCACGCTCTACGCCATGAAGTCCTGATCATTGCCGCTTGACTCCTGGAGGAGGCGCGTTCTTCTGAGGGTTGGTCATGTCAATGCTATCTTGGAGCGCGGCGATCAGACGTTGAGCAGCCTGCGGCGTCATGCGCAAATGGCCGCTCGGCACGCTCACCATCGTAACGTGACCATCGCTGTCTGATCGAAGCTCCCGGATATAGGTGTTGATCTGGATAACGCCCTCGATCAAGACGGTGCTGGAGATGGTGTCGATGGTGACATATGGAGCGCCATCTGCTTCGGCGAATTTCGGTGGCTTTTCGGTCATTGTGATCCTACAGGAAGAAGTCCCCGGCGTTCAAGGCGATATGGTGATCAAGCTTGATCGCGAAATCAACCCCCGGCTTATCGTCCGTGATGCCAACGATCCATGTCTGGCTATTGTGGTATTCATAGCGAAGCTCGCTAGTCGCGCCTTTGGTAAAATTGTCCTGGCCTATCCAGGTAAAGGCTTGGTGCTTGGGTAAGGTGGCATTGGCGTCGATCGAGTGCAGGTCGATTTTGTCGCCATGACCGAAGTCCGTGATCGTGTCGATGCCTGAATGCGGATCTGAGTCCGTTTCGGCTTTGTAAATGAAAACGTCGTTGCCGGCGCCGCCCGTCAGATGGTCATTGCCGAAGCCGCCGGATATCCGGTCGTTGCCTTTACCAGCGTCAAGATGATCGTTACCTTCGTTGCCGGAAAGGATGTCATCGCCAGCATAGGTGCTGTAACTGTCGTCTGACTCTCCTCCAGAAAACGTATCCTTTCCAGAGAACACTGCGGCGATGAGTTTGAAATCGTCAAACCTATCGTGTGTCGCGGCCACCGACAGCAGTTCCGCCGCCGAAACGTGGACATCGCTGACGCTGTAATATTTGAAATCGTGATCGATGTTGGCGTAGCTTGTGAATGTCCCGCTCTTCACGCCGCCCTGGTCATTGTATTCAAGGTTTGAGCCCGTCAACTCGATATACTGGCGGCTGCCATAGGCGAGAACGATTTTCGAGCTGCTGTGAACGATCATCGTTCCGTATGTGAAAACGCCGAAGCTCGAATGCTGAAGATTGATCGGATAGCGACCGTTAACCTCAATGTTTGCCATAGCTAATTCCTCCCTCACCCGGGGATGAAAGCACAGGCTCAATCGGAAGTCGAGTCTTCCGCTCTCTCAGGCTCCTTCGGGAGCCTTTTTCACAAGGAACCGACAAATGAACCGCAGCGTCTTTTTCGACGCCGTGCGAGCGAACCTGTTCGCCGGCCGGCTTACTCAGTCTCAGGTCGATGGTATCGACGCGATCCTTGACGAATGGGACGCGGAAGGCCTGACCGATAATCGCTGGCTGGCCTACATGCTCGCCACGGCCTACCACGAGACGGCGCAGCATATGCAGCCGATCACGGAATTCGGCGGCGTCCATTATTTCGACAAGTACGACACCGGAGCTCTCGCAGCGCGGCTCGGCAACACGCCGGAAGCCGATGGTGACGGATATCGATACCGCGGCCGCGGCCTGGTGCAGATCACCGGCCATGCCAACTACCAAAAATTCGGCCTCGCGGACGATCCGGACAAGGCGCTTGAGCCGAAGACCGCGACGAAGATCATGTTCCTTGGCATGATCAACGGCATGTTCACGGGCAAGAAGCTCAAGGACTATTTCCATGACATTTCGGCCGATTGGGTGAACGCTCGCCGGATCATCAATGGGCTCGATAAGGCGAACGCGGTCGCCGACTACGGCAAGAAGTTCATGGCCGCGATCGACGGTGCGAAGTGACCAATCCACTCCTCGAGCGCTCCTGGCTGTGGCGGCGCTGGGCAGTGTTCTCCACACTTGCCGTCTGCGATGCAGTGATCCTCTATCTGATGGTGTTCGGCTCAGACACCCGGCTGAACGAAGATATCGCAAACGGCATGATCCTGCTCCTCGGGGCGATCGTCAACGGCTATGTCTTCGGCGGCATCTGGGATGATCGAAACAAGGACAAGGCCTCTGTCGCTCACCGCGCCGTCGAGCAATCCGATCCAGCAACAACCGACACCAATATTGAGGTGAAGTGAATGTTCACTTTCCTTGCCTTCTTCAACACGCCGCTCGGGAAAATAGCCGGCGGCGCGGTTGCGATCGTCATTGCCATCGCAGCCTTTATGGGCTGGCTCGCATGGCACGATCATAATGTCCTGCAAGGCTACGTCCGGCAATCCGCGCTCGAGGCGGCCAATGCCAAGGCGGCCGAACTGAAGCACCAGGCAGACGCCTCCGCCTCCGCAGTCCAATCCCTCAACGATCAAATCGAAAAACAACATGCCATCGACGCCCAAGACGACGCGGCTCGCGAGAAGGAAATCTCCGACTATGAACAGCAATTGGCATCCGCTAACCGTCGCTGCCTCGCTAGCGCTGCTGACGTTTCTGCCATCCTGCACAACAACGCAAAGCCTCCGAAACTCGGCCATCACTAAGGGCAGGGCGGAGGCGCGTGTCGTTCTACCGGCTTGGCCGACAGATTGTCGATCAACCGAAGCCCATGCTGCGCTCAAGGAAGGCGACGAGGTGCGATCGGTGCTGATCCGTGAGCGTAGCTCCCTCGACCGACAGAACGCTCGCACGGGGCGCTGCGCCGGCTTTTACGACACCCTTCGCACTCGGATGGAATCCCCATGACCGTCATCGGCATCAATCTCATCATCGGCAATCCGATCCTCAAC